CCGATCTGTGGTCATCCGCTGGCTGCGTTCGAGTACCAGACGCCACCGGCGCGCAGCTTGTTTTGAAGCCCGACAGAGATTTGATCTACTACTTCTGGAGTGACCATCGGCGCGTTAATGTTGACCACGATAGGAGCGGGAGCTGTGGTTCCGCCACCTGCCATAGCCTTAGTGGCTGCTGCCTCTGCCTCAGCCAAGCCAGGCATACTCGTCACCATCGTGTTGGTTCCCATGCTTTGTACCGCACCCGCCACCGAGGCTGCTGCCGTTTGCGGGATGCTGATTTGCTTCTCGCCACCATTAAGGGTTGCAGCCTTATCCCATGAGAGGGCGGCATACTCACCTTTAAGGCTGATGAGTTTGCGAAGCGCCGCTTCCTGGGCAAACATGCGTTGTTCCTCGGTCTTGTACCCATCCTCTTCAAGGGCAAGTAAGCCTTCGACGGCTGCCTTTTCTTTGGCAGTCAAGTCAAGTTTAAGGGCATTGGCAAGGGCAATTTGGTTTAAATCAAATTGGGCAGATAGTTTCTTTTCAGCGTCGATCTTGCGTTGATCCATAAGTTTTTTAGCAGCTTCTTTTTTTGCAAGAGCAAGAGTGGCTTTTGATGTGTTTGCAAGATCCTTAGCGGCTTGGAGGGCTTGCAGATCTATTTCGGTTGCCTGCTTGCCTTTGTTCATGCCAGGTATAGGTGAACCTTGAAATCCGCCACGGCTGGCTTTATTGAATTTTTTATCCGCTTCTGCTTGTGTAATGTTTTTCCCAGTTGCTTTGTCACGATATTGACCTGTTACTGGATCATAACCAAGATTGGCTTTATCAAGAACTTTCTGATTTTCTCTGAGTTGCGGTTGCGCGCCAACGCCCAAAGCCGTTACACCTGCAACCGCCGCAACGAATGGAGCGGCAGCCCCCATAATTGGCAACGCGGCAACTTTAGCGAGTGTTGCGTATGTGGCAATGGCTTTAAATGCCAACGCGACAGTCGTCAGCGCGGCAGCCATACCCATGACTGATCCCTTGTGAGTGGACATGAGTGTGAAAAATTGTTCTAGTTTAGGGATGCCGGTATTGATAAGAAAATCCCCAAGTTTAACTAGGACAGGCAACAATTTATAGCCGACCTGTTCTTGGACGTCCTGGAACTTGGCTTCCAGGATTGCCAACTTGCCGGAATAAGTGGTGGCATAGGCAGCGGCTTGCCCACCAATCTTGGCGTTGAGCATTCCCATTGCCTTTTCCAACGCCTCAGCTGGTGGCAACGACTTGTCCATCGTAATGCCGAGTTCCTTAAATGCTTTAGCGTTACCTCCCGATGCTTTTGCCAGGATCTTTGATGCCGATGCCAGGTCGATGTTTTTGAACCTGGCAAGGTCAGCGGATGCAGCGAGCATGCCTTGGGACTTCTCCAGAGATCCGGTGGCGGTGACAAGTGTGGACAAGGCTAGGGCGGTTTGAGTCCCTTCAAAGCCGAGGCTCATCATTGCCTTTTCGGACGTGCGGATCGAGGCTGAGCCGACCATCGAAGCCTTACCGATGTTAGTCAGCGACACCGCCAGCCTAGAGTTTGCTTGCTCCATCTCCACCGCAGCCCGCACCGATGTCCTAGCGAACTGGGCGACACCTACACCTAGACCCAATTTGGCGAGGGAGCTGTTCAGTCCGTTGGCTTGGAACCTAAGATTCTTGAGTCCCTTTTCAGCTTTCTTGAACCCTTGATCTTTGAGGGCTGTGTAAATAGTGATTTGGGCTTTGCGTGCCATTATGCCATCCTCGCATTGAACTGTCGGATGGAGTCGTCGATGACGTTGTCGATCTTGCGTCGGATCTCGGGGCGCATTTCGATGACGGCTTCCACGATCATCCGGTGTTTATTGCTAGGCACACCTGAGCGTTCGGCGATGTTGCGAATAAATTGTGCGCCCTGGGGTGACTTGCCGCCTGGGGTTTTGGTTCCGGCTGATTCGTAGATGACACCGGCAGCGGTGCCGTCTTGGATGGCGTAGCCGGTGGCGTAGGTTCCTCGAATGTATCTGGATCGAGCCGCGCGGGTCTTTGTGATGCCACGTTGGATCGTTGCCTGGTCAAATACTTTGGCAGCCCATAAGCCTGAGCCTTGGGTGGCTGGAGTCCAGCCGGACATAGGTGACTTGGCTGGCACGAACCCGCGCGCTCGATTGACCACTTGCCCAAGTAGTTGGTCAATGTCCTTGTTCATGGCTTTGTTCAAATCGGGAGCGAATTGGCGCACAAGATCGAGGGAGCGTTTGTCAATGGACTCCGCCATGTTTGCTCCTCTCTTTCACGACGGCGATCAAAGCGCGAAGCATGATCGGATCCTCAGCCAATAGTGCGGTGGGTGACATGTGTGTTTCGAGTGCGAGCCACGCCAACTGCCAGGTCAGCGTGTCCCGCGTCAGCCATTTGGGTCATCGTCAATCACCTCGACGCTTTTGAGAGTGTCCAGGAATTTCTCCGATTCCGGCGGATGAACTTCTGCACCTGAACGCTCCAGGACTTTCCAAGCCAGCCAGTAAATGTCGGTTGCCCGTTCATTTTCCCTGAAGATCTTAGAGAATCCTCCCTTTGCATATTTCTCGAATGCCACCTCGATTGTAGGCGTAATGGGAAAGGTTTTAGTTTCCCCGTCCGCCATTGTGATCTTGAGTTGTGCCATGTTGTGTCCCTTTCAACTTGGTTTAGACTTCGGTTTTTGTGACTACTGAGTTCAACTGGTAGGAATACGACGCGGTACTCATCTCGCCTACGGCACCTACAATGGGGGTTACTTGATCAACGAAAATTGTAAAACTGTACAACGGGTTCGTTGCCGATGTGGCTGCACTTGTTTGTTGGAGTGAGCAGAATGCGGTTGCTCCGACGACGCTATTAAATGTGGCGGTGACATTGGTTGCAGCTAAATCGTTGAAGATTTCAAGATCAAGTTGACCCGATTGTAAGCCTTGGACGTATTTGTGAGCAAGGTCGCCCATGGATGTGACTTCGAGTGAATCATATTTCCAAGTAAGTGTTGCGCTGCTGACGTGGTCTGAGAGTGTGACGGATGGGGTGGCAGTTCCGATCTTGAACACCACGCCCTGGTTGAAATAGACGGCCATGATTATTCCTCATCTTTCTTGATTGTTTTGGGGGTGGTTGTTGATTGGATTGCACCAACGCTCAGGAGCCACTCGATGCCGTGTGGTTCCAATTCTTTGACGGTTGCGGTGTCGCCTTCTTTGAATCCATCTAGATTTGCGACCAGGATCGTGTAACTCATATCAACTCCAACTTGCTAGTGTTTCGATGGATACGTCACAAGTGAGGAGGTCACCGGACGGCAAAGCCATGACGCGGGGTTGTGAGATGCTGCTGATGTTGTACGTCGTAGGGATCAAAGGAATGAGTGCTTGGAGCATGGTTTCAATTCCGGCCAGGTTTCCTTGGTTGTCAAAGAGTGGAATCGCCATTTCGATCTTGAACCGCACCGTCAAAGATAAGAGGCTGCCATTGTTGGTCGGCTGGACGTAGGGGTCGTCTGGGACGATGGAGCAGCTGTTGGCGGTGACTTGTGGTGGCGGGAATGAATAAGTTGAGTACACGCTGGGGTTAGCGATGGATGCGGCAAGTGCGGTGCGGAGAGTGGCGAATGACATCAGCCGACCATCACCGAAGGGGCAAGGTATGGGGCAAGAAGTCCGCGCACCGTTGCCATGAGTGCGAAGCCCATTTTGAAGGGTTGTGGGACACCGAAGTCGATGGAGGATGCACCGTTGCCGGGGGCTTGCCGTGATTGCCAGATGTTGATGGCGACCATGAGGCTGGCTTCTCTTACGGCTGGCACGCTGGCGTATGCGGTGCCGTGTTCGGCTGCTGCTGCTTTACCGTAAGGGCGTACAAGGTGAGTCAAGTCATTGCTGGCGGTTTTTGCGTATTGAATGTAGGAGATACCAGACTGGGTGAGTCCTGAGTAGTTACCCCACGCAAATGCGCCTGTCTGGTAGATCGAGGTGTTCCAGAATTCGCCGGAGGTGAGTCCGGTGATGGTGTAAGCCCCGTTATAGGTTGCCCCGCAACTGCTGATTGTCACGGTTTGCCCAACGTTGAACACGGGTGTGGAGGCGATAGCAATGGTGGCGACGTTGTTGGTGAGTGAGGTAGCGATGACGGGTGCTGTGTTATGCCAGAGCATGACGTCCACAAGATCCTGAGCCGCTTGCGCTACTTCTTCAATCGTTGCGTCAAGGTAAAGGCTACCGATCCCCAAAGCAGAACGCAGTTCTGCCATGGTGACATATGTTGCCGCCATCGCTACCTCCTTCCAAGTGTCCCGTGGAAGCTGCCCCCGCAGTTGGGACGGATCTGCGGGGACAGCGGTCGATTATGTGAGGTTGAAGCGTTGCAGACCACCGGCGACGAGTGTCTTTGTCGCGAAGTAGCCGTAGAGGAGAACGCTGATTTCACCTGTCGCTACGACGTTCACCGAGAGGGTGAGTTGTGGTGATTCGTAGATGGCGATTGCTGATGGTGTGGTGATGAATGCGCAATCGTCGATTGTGGTGGCGACCATGTTGGCATCAACCCACAGGTCAAGACCCATGACGTCTCCGCGGAGTCCGCGTGGTGAGGATTGACCGTTGGCGTTTTGTGGTTGTGCAGCGTTGAAGATGCTGCGTCCGGTGGTGTCAAGGCTGCCAATCAAGAGTGACCAGACTGACGTACCAGCGATAAATGAGTTGCCCACTTCGCCTGCTGCTGCATACACGGAGGGGGCTGCTTGTGCGACGTAGGCTTGGATGCCTGCGATCGTTGCGGCTTGCGTCGATGCTTGCGTTCCACCGGAGACGATTTCAGCAATGACGGCTGCGTCAGATGCTTTGGCGTATGCGCGGGTGCAGTTTTCCATCATGGCGGTAAAGAACGATGGGTCAGAACGATCCAAGAGTTCCGTGGACATGATCTGGGTGCCAGCAAGTTTCACGACAGTCGCGTTGACATAAGAGCTGACGATTTGGGTCGCAGCTGTGGAACCTCCCTCTGCCACCGTCCCGATACTTGCGTTTGTGGTGATCTTTGGGTGCGCAATCGTCATGCCTGAGGGACTGAGCGGGCGTGCGCCACCAAGTGCGTCAATGGTGGGACGAGTCATGACTGACGTGTCGATGACCTGTGAAACGTATTGCGTGGGGCTGAATGCAGGGTTAGTGGACATCGAGTCATTTGCTGCATAGAGGCGTTGGGCTTTGGCGTCTGCTGCGCGGACGTAGAGTGCTGATTCGTCGTTGCCCATCGTTGCTTTGATGGTGTGTTGAAGATATGTGCCGGAGTCAAAGATCGGACTGCGTGCTTCCGTGTATGCGACTGGGACACGACTGCGTGAAGCCTCGACCACTTCTGGCTCGACTTCTGGGGTTGCTTCGCTCATCGAAGCCTCGCTTTCATTGGTTGGGGTTTCTTCTGGATCTGTTTCGCTTGCAGCTACCGAATAGACGGCAGCGGACTCGAACGCAGCACTCTCGACGAGGCTGACTTCTTGGAGGTCTGATTGGCTGACGTACATGACGCCATCAGAGGGTTTGGAGGCTTTAACGTCAACGCCCACACTCAGCCCGGATTTCAATCCGCTTGCGGCAAGTTCAAGGGCGTCGTTGCCTGCGGTGGTGTTGGCGATCTTGAAAGACGCCATGATTCCTGCGGTGGTGATTTCGTGGGAGATCATTGAGCCAAGGACTTGGCGGTTGTCGTGATCTGCGAAGAGTTTTGTTTTGCCTGCGCGAATGGTGATGGAGTTGGGTTCAAAGACGACTGCTCCTGCGCTGGTGTTGCCGGTGGCACCGAAGGGAACGATGAGTCCGGTGATGGTGCGCGTCTCTGTATCGGCGGCAGTAATTTCAGAACTGAATGTCATTTTCATAGATAGGTAGCCTGTTCTCCTTCGGAGGGTGCGAGATCTTCCATGACTCGCGCTTGTTCTACTGTGATGAGGTTGAGAGTGAGCATCTTTTCAAGGACGTTGAGGCGTGTCATGGGATCAGATCGCAAGAAGGATTCGTTGATTTCTGCGCGGACGTATTGTCCGCGTGGGCAAATGTCATCCATGGAGAGGCGAGATTCGATGGCGGTGATGTAGCCGATGAGGGATATGTCCACGAGTTGTCGGCGTTCGTCTTGGATGTTGGAGTACACGTCGCTGGAGTTAATGTCAGCGGACAAGTAATGCGCGGGCAGGTTCATCAGGCGACTGATCTCGGTGGCAAAGTATTGACGTGCCGCGTTCCACGACAAGTCCTCGGGTGAGAATTGTGTAGGAAGAAACTCGAGATTCTGCGTGAGGTACGCCGTTGATTTATTTTGCCTGGCGTTGCGCCAGGTGGCGAGGAGTCCAGCGATCTGATCTTCTGGAAGATCTGCACCATTGTT